GTGATTCTTTCTGCACTGCAAAATCTTGAAAATGCAGATGAACATCGTATTGCCAGAGAATATGGCAGTGTGCCAGCACTTTATGATAAACTCTATTCCTACTGGGAGCAGATGGACAGATCGCAAACTGGACTACGGTACGATGTGGTGCCCTCCTTCTGAGGTTATAATACAAAGGTAATCGGGACACACCCAATGCAAACGCCTCAACTGACCAGCAAGGACGGCAATATGGTGGTTGACTTCTATCCCGTCAAGACTCCTTATGGTGATATTTCTGAAACTTGGGTACTTCGTACAGTCACCTTTGCTCCTCACGGTCAAGTGTCAAAGAAGTTTCTCAACAAAGTAGAAATGCTGTTGGACATCCGTGAGCGTGTGGCATACGGTTACAATCAAACGGGTGATAACTCCAATCTTCCCCAACTTGGAAATCCGATGGCAGGTGCCTGCTGATGAAAACTTCTTATTGGTTTCTTGGTATCATTGCCATTCTCATGTGGAACGGAATGATCATCAAACGTGATCAAGAACTGTTCAAGGCATATGATAAGGTCTGTGCCGAACTTCCCTCTCATCCTCATTGCCATCTTTCCAAATGAACGACGAAGACATTCAACAATTTATGAATGCATTTGATGATTTTATGAAGCATTCTGAGGTTGAGCAATTTAATCATGATGCCTGGTTGATTGCTAAACAATACACTGATCATTTTTATGAGCAGAAAGCAGCAGAACTGGAAGTGACTGTTGATTATTACATTCAGGAGTTTGTATGAACGATCAAACCAAATTCATTTTTGCACTTATGCAGATTGAGAACATTTCAAATCTCATCACAGGAAATGAATATGAAAGGTTCTTTGCTTCACATCTCATTCCAATCAAAGTTGAACTGGAAAGGCAATTGACAAATCTCACTCATTCCTCTAAAATTAAGGAGTAATTTAGAAATACTAATGAAATCACTTTACATTGTTGACTACTGGGTTCCGTTTCCTTCTTCTGAATATGGTGGTGTTGTATCACTAATCGCTGAGAATGATACGGAAGCATTCCAACTCCTTGCCGATGAAGATGGTTTTGATGACAGTTATCAGAATCTAATCATGCCCAATGTCGTCAAGGCACAGAAGTTCAAACTTGTGGATGATTATGAATCTGGTATTATTGATGCATTTACCACCTGATAATTATGGAAGAAAGACTCTATCGCATTGAAGAACTTTGTACAACTGGTTGGGAACTGGTTGAAGAAAAGTATGTTAATATGACAAAAGAACGCACTCAGGAAGTTTTAAATCAACTGATTGCCGATGGTTATAATCCTAATACATTACGTGCCGTACCCAATCCACAAAAATGATTGAGTTTCCTCATAAACCACCAGCAGGTTATTCTTATGAACAAGTTCCATTTAAACGTAATGTTATTGCAATCTGGATTCATAATCATTACAGGTTTGTTTACAATGGCGGTGGGATTACTCGTAGCATCTGGGGATTCTACAATCTCAAAACCAAGTGCTTCCACTCTCCTATCAACGCCAAAACAGTCGGTGATCAAGTAAACATTGAACAAACAACTCCATACTCTGCTATGATACCTAAACTCTCACCTCTCGAACTTGCTTATGTCTAAGTATAGTCCACGCCTGAATGATTATGTTCAATGGAAGAAAGGTGTCGAAGGATGGGTGTATTTTGTTGATAAAGAATATATCACCATCGAAACCAACGTCCGCCCAAAAGATCAATTCAATGTCCAGGCGTGTTCTATTCATAAGAATGAAAGGTTATTGGTACTTTGTTACAAGGAACAGTGGAATGAATTAACTTATGTCGGACATCGTGTTGATCAGTATTCAACTACAATCATATGAAACAGAAGAGAACAGTATGGAGATGGTGGGCAAAAGCATTAGGAGAGAAGGCAAGTAAATGTGACAAAGAATCAGACCACATTGCTATTATACGTACTGTTATATTCAGTACTTATCTCATTACTAATCTATTCATTATTGCAGGCGTAATTCGACATTGGAACAAAAATGAAATACCAGGTTGTATACTACAAATTGAAGAAGGACCAGAAGAAAGCGAAACAAGAAGCAATCTTTTATAATATTGAAGATGCCTCACTCTGGGAGCAACATATTAAGGAACAAGGTTATGTAAATTCTGAGATTGTACCAATCTTCTAAATACAAAAAAGATTTCCAAGAAACAATGAAGACGTTTGCACAATTAATGGAACAGATTCATGGTCCAGTAAATCGAACGGAAGTTGCGCTCGCAAAGACCAGAGCAAACATTGCCTCAGAGCGTCTTCGCAGAAGGCGTCAGTATCAACAAGGTCTTCATACGACGATGCACTTAAATCAGACCGCAGAAAAGGAAGACAGAAAAAAAGCAGAAGTTTATAATACCTGATTAACCGCAAAACCTACATTGGAATCTCCGCTGTTGTTACATTCATTTGTTATAAAACCAGTAATATCCTTTCCAACTATAATGCCCAGGATTGCGTAAACTTTTAATCAATCCGGTACCTTTACCAGAGCCACCTAATACTCTCACAGCATCTGCAATAGATTCATAACGGGCACTTATTTCACCTGTTTTTTTATTTACAGCAAATACCGATTTCTTTTTAGATTTGTCTTCTAAGATCTGCCACTTGTGTCCATAGGCAGTACCATCTTTTCTGGCAGCAAGTAGAATATTACTATTTTTATTCGGATCACCAGTAAGAGATAATGCTGCCATACGAGCATTCTCATAGTCAGTACAGATTCCAGTTTCTAAATTCTTTCCACGTATTGGAAGACCACAATGTTTTCCATTACCTCTGTTCTCTTCTGTAAGAGCACCCCAAGGTTCTATCTTTGCTTTTGTAGTTAATGCAATAGATATGTTTTCAATATGTTCTGATGTAAGTATCTTTTGCTTTGCTTTTTCTGTTATTTTTTGTTTTGTTTCTTCACTGAATATTGGACGTTCACCACCACTTGTAGCATTATATCCTTCTTTAAATGTATTATGTTGTTTGATCCAATATTCTTCTCTTTCATTTAATAAACTCTCATCACATTCATCTATTTCTTTAATCATGAAGTTGTGATTGCCATATTTACGCATGGCACGATGTAGGGGTTTATCACTCATTCTTATTGCTTCTTGTATGTGTTGTTGCCACCTTTTATTCATTCCTTGGGTGGTCTGACCAACATACTTGTGCCCGTTTTGCTTGTTGATAATTAGGTAGATGATTCCCTGTGCCATTGATATGATATGCTACATTCTTTATATATTGTACATAACGATTAAAATATAATACATAATGGTGAATTTAAAAAAGTTAAAATTATTGTATGGTGTAGTTAATGTTATATTAAATTATTGTGTGTGTTTTATAATATTCTCAATAATTATTGTTTATTGAGAATCAATTAGGTATTATGTTGAGAATACCCAGATCTTATGCAAGCTTAGCACGTTAGCATAAGGAGCGCAGTTTGTCAAGTCCGCCGCCCGCGAAAATTTCCCGAGACCCCACACAAGACTTATAATGCCTTGACAATCTTATAAGTTCGTGATAGAATCTCGACGAGTTATGTTACGAGATGCACATAAATTCGACGAGACATCATATATATTGGTATGAATCTCGACGAGACCTATATCTAGACTAGATTGCATCTCGACGAGTTTTATGCTACAATACGAAAGCGTTCACAAATCTCGACGAGCTTATGTACGACGACTACGATCTCGACTACACATACACAGGCAACGATTACGCGGATCTCGACGAGTATTATGCACGAGATACACAGGATCTCGACGAGGATTATGCGCGAGATGGGCAAGATTACGAATCACTTGCATATCGTCATTATGCATGATATAATCTAGACACATCGCATCTAGACACCTATGCTAGCACAAAAGCGCATTGTACAGGTTACACTAGACATTATGTGTTATGATGATCTAGATCTAGATCATATTAATTGGCGAGAACTATTACAACTCGAACCGAATGAAGATCTCCATTGTAGGGTGAAAGAGTTCGATCCATTCGATTAATGTGACAGTTCTTGAATTGGCACAAGATCCCCTATTCTCAATAAGGGGTTTCTTATTGAGAATGAATATTTTATGGCAGGGGGAGTGGCGATGTATTGTCGTCAGCAGGGATACCCTTCCCCTCATTAGATTTCTTATAAGATAGCAGAGCATTAATCCCAAATCAAGGGGAATTGTGCCAGTTCTCCTAGTGGCACAAGGGGGGTTGTAATCTGCCGCCGAGCGGGTTATGTTGGTTTCGTTCCTGAGGGATTGCTCAATGGTTCTTCTCACTGCCACAAACTACGGTTGCGTTTTTACTCTTTCTCAGGAAGATGGTGATGAATTGTATTATGCTCCGATTTATGCTGATGGTAGTGTAAATCTTGGTGAATTTGCGCCAGTTGATATGGATAGCGCAGATATGGATCATATGGAACTTTTTGATATCAGAAACCAATTGCGTGAGATGGTGGAGGTGTGACGGTTTAACAAGTGGCACAAGGGGGGTTGCAATGCCCCCCATCCCCTGATACATTACATTCGTTCCTGAGACACCGACCATGCTGACTGGCAACGCACTGCTGATCAAGGTTAACGAAATGCAGGCACAAAACCCGCCTGCTAAGATGTCTGAAATCGTTCGTGCCTGTGGGTATGAACTGGAAGGCAAACTGAAGTATACTCAATTCTACACTGAGTTGCTGACTGTCAAAGGTATCCTGAACAATGATACTTTGGAGAATGAAATCTCTGAGGAGAATCAGGATCTGTATGCCGAACTGTGTAACCGTTATGGTTCGGATGCAATCGATGCATTCCTGGAACTCTATGATGAAAATGATCTGGGTAATTTTGAAGATGCCTATCAGGGTCGTTATGATTCTGAGGCAGCATTTGCAGAGGAAATCACCACTGATTGTTATGGTTTGAACGTTCCTTCGTTCGTGATCATTGACTGGCAAGCAACTTGGGATCAGGGTCTCTATTATGACTATGATTTCGTGGATGGTTTCGTGTTCAGCAAGAATTGGTAATCTCGACTAGATGATATCAAGATCTCGACGAGACATACACAATTCGTCGAGATCGCATATACGATATACACATCTCGACGACATATACACACGATATTATAATCTCGACGCACATACACATACGTATCGAGATGTGCAAGAATACGTGACACATTCTCGACACCCACCCACCACGTGAGCTCGCCTTATGTGCAAGAATATGTGCTTCACCCCACTCACCCCTTCCCACACCATCTAGATGTGCTTTTTATATTCTTAGACTAATACCCCTTCGGGGTATTGTTTCACATCTCTTTAGTATATCTTATAGAGTCTAGATTCTTATCTTCAATGGGAACAAAGGTATTCTAATCAATATTTTGAGTACTGTCAAGCCCCTGTGGTCCAGTTCGTGAAGTGGTACAAGATCGGTTGCAATCCGATGATCCCCCTGATAAATTACATTCGTTCCTGAGATTTCGCCATGACTGAGGTTAAAGTTCGGGTCGAAACTAACGACGGTTGCGTGACATTTTGGTATGAAAAGTCCAGAGTCAAGAATCCCACCGAAGTTGTGTGCAATCGTGTCACTGAACAGTTAATGGGTCTTAACATTAAAGAGGTGAGTGTGACAGTCGCCTAAGTGCCACATCGGTGCTTGCTAAGCACCTCCCCCCGTGCCATACTACGTTTGTTCCTGAGAGACACACCATGTTTGATGAACTCTGGCAAGAGATTCAAGATGCTCCTGGTGAGATCTTTGACATTCCCGAACTTCGTGATCTGGATGATGACAAGTTCGATGTCAATGACTACATCAACGGAAACTACGACTACTGATGTTGTTTCAAGTCACCGCAATCGAGTTTGATTTTGATGAGGATGATGACTTTCCCGAGCATCAATTCTCTAACATTACCGATGAAACGATTGGTATGATTTGGGAAGCAGATGATGAAGATGATCTAGTTGAAGAGATCACATGTGCCACAGGTTGGTGCATCAAATCCATTGATTATCGTCACGTTCTGAAATGACCAACAATGCACCCTATGGTTGCCAAACCTATAAGGATCTGCTGGTCATGTTACAATCTATGACAGCAGAGCAGTTGGACTGCACTCCGACAGTGTATGATCCTGATGCGGATGAGTATTATCCCATCACAACACTGCTCACCGCATCTGACACCAACGACGTGTTAGACTCTGATCATCCTTACCTTTCCTTCTGATGAACCGTTCTGAACTTCAAGATGCTTTCATTCTGCAACTGCTGGATGACATGGATCTCAAAACAATGACCCAACTCTGTTATGATTATCTGGATGAGGGTTATGCTAAGTATTCTGATGAAGAATTGCTCAGTGAGTGTAATGAATACTATCCCGAACTGCTAGGCGATCCTGCCGTGTCGGACGGTTGAGCAAGTGGCACACAGGGGGTTGCGAGCACCGTGCCCCCGTGCCATACTACGTTCATCAGCAAACAACCAATGCAAAACAAGCACCAAGAGCACCCCGAAGACACCATCCTCACGGGCGACCTTTCCGTTCTGGATTGGTTCACTGCTGCTGGCGCTCTGAGCGTTAAGATCGACGGTGCCCCTGCAATCGTGTGGGGCACTGATCCTGCAACGGGTACGTTCTTCGTGGGCACTAAGGCAGTATTCAACAAAAAGAAGATTCGTATTGCTCACTCTCACGATGAGATTGACCAGCATTATGAAGGCAATGTAGCAGACATTCTTCATTCGTGCTTTGATTATCTGCCACGCACCGAGTCTATCATTCAGGGTGACTTTATCGGGTTTGGTGGTGAAACTGAATACACTCCGAACGTGATCACCTATAAGTTCGGTGATGTAGTTTCGCAACGTATTATCATCGCACCTCACACCTATTATGAAGCAAACGATGACCTTCGTGATAGTTGGGCATTGCCCCTGATGGTGAATCTGCAAAGCGATGATGACGTTCTGTTCGTGAAACCTGATGCCTACATTGTACACAATCAGACCTCATTCGCTGATGTAAAAGAGGTTTGTGATTTCGCTCGCCAGATGTCAACTGCGTGTGAGTTCGTTTCTAACAAAGAAGCAGCAGAGATCAAAAAGCAAATTAACGCCTGCATTCGTGCGGGTGAAGAGATCAATCCTGAGGACTTCGATTGTGACACTAACCTGATGCGTTTGTGGGCATTGGTGAAGTCAATCAAAGATGACTGTTTGTTCCTCTGCCGTAACAATGGTCCTGCTGCTTATCTCTACGGCAACAGAATCGACGCTGAGGGTTATGTGATGACCAATGAGTTTGGTATGTTCAAACTGGTCAATCGTGAGGTCTTTTCTAACGCTAACTTCAACCACGGACGCTTTCAGTGTGCCAATCGTTGAAGTGGCACAAGGGGGATTGACTCCCCCCTTCTCACCCTTTATAGTAACTTCAGTTCAATCAAACCAATGGAAACCTTCCTCGAGACTTCCTTCCAGAATGTACGTTCTTCAAAGCGTACAGATGAGTTCCACAAGGTGCTTTTAGATGAGGTTCTGAATGCAAACCCTCAGTGGGCAGAGTATGACTGGCAGTATGAATACCAACTGCCCGTAGACGGTTTCGGAGGCACCTTTGACATTGACATTGCTGGGTTTGTTGATAGTCAACTTAAAGTTGCAATTCTTGGCAAAGCACTCAACAGCAACATCAACAAAAACATCAAAAATTATGCTAACACCAGTGTAGGCGAAGCGGCACGTTTGATGTACGCTCCTGACATCATCCTGGAAAAAGTGCTGTTCGTGAGTGTTCTTCCCCGTGTGGCACCTCGCTTCAACAAAGCAGGCGAAGTTCAGGGATTCGATGACGTTGTGGGTGCCAAAGAGCGCACTAAGATTAACACCGTTTTGCAGTTCCAATACGGTGGCAAAGTAGAGGCAATCGACCTGTTCTTTGACATTGACAATGTTAAAGTTCTGACTGAGTTCAACACCGTTAGCATCAGCAACCTGGATCCGCTGGTGCTGGTGTGACGGTTCAGGGGGTGGCACACGCTGCCCCCATCCTGCTCCGCTGTGCCTTTATACTGATCTCAGTTCAGACAAAGACCGATGACCCGCTACGACGTGATCTGCCCTTCCGCTCCCTGGGAGAACACTACCACTGATGAGGATCGTGCCTACGACCTCTGCTATTCTCTGAGCGAGGACTACGGTTACGCTGAGATTCGCCAGAACGGAATGGTCATCGCAGACTATGGCAACCCTGCCACCTTCCTTGGTTGACACTAAGGGGAGCAAATACGCTCCCTTTTTTTATACTTTTCTTTTTTTTATTTTATGGCAGGGGGCGTGGCGACCGTTTTCGTCATCAGGGCTACCCCGCCCCTTCTTCGCTTGTGACCTCAGTATAGGGCCGCGGCAATCCCCAGCAACCACTGCTGTGCCAGTTCCCGAACCGTCCACCAAACCGCCCACTGCCCCCCTGATGCCCTATACTGATCTCATGAAACAAACCAAGATGACTCACGACGAACTGATCGCTAGCGTGATGGCAGAGTACACCGCCAAGGTCAACCGTGAGGAAGCATACCGCCAAGCGGTGCGCCGTGGTGAGATCGCTCCCCCTCAGGTCCAATCCACCAACTGGAACATCAGCGACCGCCATTGAGCGGCGCTGCCCTTAGAATGACCTCAGATCAAACGAACCCCATGATCCGCTACGAAGTCCGCTACCAGGTGCCCTACAACCAGTGTGAGTGGCGCTCTCAGTTCTTCCGCACCTATGATGAGGCGATGCGGATGGTAGAGTTCTACCGCTCCTGTGGATCCCCTGCTCACCTGGCACCATGATCAAAGCACTGACCCGCTCCCGTTCCCCTGAGTTTCACCGCGCCACCATGCTGCGCCTCCTGATCACCGCTCTGCTGCTCTGGGGATTCTGGGAACCGCTGCGCCCCATCCGCAATGTGACAGCTCAGGCACTGGACACCGCTGCCGACCTGATCGCCCGCTGACCCTTTATACTGATCTCAGTTCAGACGACACCGATGATCGACCTCCTAAACCGCGTGGGGATCGTTGCCCTTGCTCTGCTCTTCATTGTGGGCGGCGCCCATCTGGCGGCTCAGGGCAATGCCCACCGCAACGCTGAATGTCGTGCTAACGGTGGCAAGGTGGTTGTCTTTCAGAATCGGCCGCCAGGGTGTGTCCTGCCCTGAACCCAGTGCCGCCGGCGGCACTGGCACACTGAACCACATGGACCCCCTCCCTGACCCCCTATACTGATCTCAGTTCACAAGCGAACCCACCATGAAAGTTCAGCAAGTCGGTAGCAACCAAACCGAAGTGACCCTGGCAGACGGGACCTGCATCCTGTTCTCCTACGATCAACCCGTCGCCGCCATCGTGCCTGGCAAAGGGTGGATTCGCACCGCTCAGCAGTGGAGCGCCACCACCACCAAGCATGTCAACGCCTGGATTCGCAAGCATCGCGGCAACTACGTCATCGGTGAGGTTGCCAGTGTGCCACAATGGGATCTGGACCAACTGGTGGCGTTCTGAGGGGCGCCACCCCCTACAATACTCTCAGATCAGAGGAACCCCCCCCGATGAAACTCTCCAAAAAGCAAAGGATTGTCGCCGTTCCTATTATCATTGTTCTGGCAATTCCTGCTATTCTCCTAAAAGTTGCGACGGAGATTTTCTACATCCTCTCCAACATTTTTGGGGCATCTGCTGATAAATTGGAGAAACTAAATCTTGCTTGGGGTGAACAGTTTCAAACCTTCATCAAGACTGTCTTGTGACAGTCCAGCAAGTGGCACAAAGCACCGCCGCCTGACCCCCTGACCCCTTACAATACTTTCAGTTCACAAGCAACCGACCATGACCTACGCTCAGATCACCGCTTCCAACCTCAGCGCCTCCGCTGCCCGCTCCGCGATCTGTGATCTGGCAGATCAGTTCTCCTGGGAGACCGTCGCCCGTGAGATGCTCTCCCGCATGTCAGGTGATGAGGCACGGGAGTTTGTGGAAGACTTCCAGCGCCTCTATGCCGACTGAGGCACTGGCACACGGGGGGCACCAACCCCCCACCCCCGACCTGCTATACTGATCTCAGTTCAAACGACCCGACCATGAAAGTTTACGCCGTTATCGCTGGTGAGGATTATGCGGGGCAGGACTTCGATTCCCTGCGCCTGTTCGATTGCCTCTCCGCTGCCCAAGCATACGAAAAAGAACTGCAGCAGCAGTTCGGCGTAGACTATACCCTGCTGGAGGTGCGGGAGGTTTGCATGGAATCCGCTCTCTGTGCCGCCTGAGGCACTGGCACAAGGGTCCTGAGCACCGACCCTAAACTGCTCTACAATTCTCTCAGTTCACAACCCGAACCGATCATGCGCTACAATCCCGCCACCGATCGCGCCCTGAGCATTGATGAGATCGCCGCGCAGTGTAAGGCAGCGATCATGAAGGCATCCGCTCCCGCTCCTGCTCCCTGCTCCTGGGAGGATGTTGCTGCCCTGGAGGATGATGACTTCTACGCTGAGAACCCTGTTCTCTGGGGATTCGCCTGGGAGAATGATCTGATGATCGCCGCCTGATACAATGGGAGCGGGAGCGCCTACGGCGGAACGCCTACGGCGTTAACGCCCTTAAAGACTCCCACACCAAACCACAACCCACAATCCTAGCACACCATGTCCCGCGAACTTGCCCTCTCCCTGCTCCGCTCTGGCAACGACGGCGCTGAGATCCTGCAGATTCTGGAAACGATCGCCGCCGATGATGGCAGCGACGCAGAACCCACCCTAGAAGAAATCCAATTCTGATAGTGGCACAACGGAGGGGGACACCCCTTCCCTTTTGCCTCTATACTGATCTCAGTTCAGACAAAGACCGATGACCGACTTCTTCGCTTCCTACCTCTCTGACCTCTCCGCTCTGTCGGGTGCTGACCTCTCCTGCCTGCTGTGCGACGCCGTCGACTTCGATGACGATGCTGCCTTTCAGGTGATCATCGCTGAGATGCAGGCACGGGGCATCTGATCTGCTACAATACTCTCAACAGCAACGGACCCCGATGCCTTCCTTCCGCGTTGTTACCACCGATGAGATGCCAGAGGTCCTGGGAGAGTTTCCCAACCTGGCATATGCCGATATGTTTGCTGAGGCACTGATGCACCAGAGATGCCAACGCTCAACCGTCGAGCATTGGGATGGCAGGGAATGGGTTTCCCTCTGACCCGCGACCTGCTACAATACTCTCAGTTCAGACAACCCCATGCACTGCACCACCTTCCCCGCCATCGTTTGGAACTGCGCCGATGAGAACGGGTGCATCCGCTGGTCCGCCGCCTGCCAGGCAGCAAAGGATCATGGTCTGTGGGATGACTTCCGCACCGACTATGGCACCACCGCCCGCTTCGGTCCCGTGGATGCGGGTGAGTTCCTTTCGTGGTTGGGGTATTGACCCCTGCCCCCTTCGTGCTCTACAATTCTCTCAGTTCAGACAAAGACCGATGACCCGCACCCTGACCGACGACCTCCTGGACCTGGCAACTGCCATCGCTGCTGAGATGTATGGTTGCGATCTGGATCGCCTGGACCCTGAGGACCTGGCATGGTATGCTGACCGCACCGACGCAGACAACCTGGAGGAGATGGCAAACGACCTTGCTGCTGCCGCCTGGGAATCCTACTGATCTGCTACAATACTCTCAACAGCAACGGACCCCGATGCAAACTCTCAAAGCAACCGCCATCGCCCTCCTGGTCATCACGCTGGCGACCGCTGGATACGCTGCCCTGCTCCACAATGGCAACGCCCGCATCGAAGCCAAGTGCGCCGCTCAGGGTGGGCAGGTCATCACCGCCCCTGGTGAGATCAGCCGCTGCCTCCGCCCTGCCCGCTGATCTGCTACAATACTCTCAACCGACACCTCCCCCACCGATGACCAACCACACCTGGGCCGACAACGCGATGCGCTGCGCCGCTGCCCGCGCTGCCGCCCTGCGTCCCTTTGAGCACGAGTCCTGGGCACACTACCGTCAGCAGCGGGAGCGGGAGACTCTGACCGCCCTGTGGCATCTCTACTGGGATCATGAGGTCGCCTTTTGACCTGCTATAATTCTCTCAACCGCAACGGACCCATGACCCTCACCCTCCAGGACCTGACCTTTGAAGAACTGGAATCGCTCTGGGATGACTGCCAGCGCAACGGCGACTATGACTTTCAGGATCGCCTGCTGCGGGAGATGCTCACCCGTGAGGATGCCTGCCCCGAATCCTATGACCTGCTCTGGGAGATGCAGGATGCAGGATGGAACGGTGGGGTCACTCAGGAGGACAGGGACGCTCGCTGAACCGTCCACCTAGGGGCATCCTGCCCCCCTGCCGACCTGCTACAATTCTCTCAGTTCAGACAAAGACCGATGACCAAAGCACAAGCGATCGAAACCCTCTCCGCTCAGTTCAACGCTCCCTACGGCGGGACCTTCATCTCCGCTCTGAGCGGTGACCTGATTCAGGACATCATGATGGAGGGTGACATGGGCAAGACCTTCCACCGCTTTGGTAAGACCATTGTGGAAGACTCGAGTCTGATCGGTCTGGCACGCTACTACCAGACCCACTGAACCCTACGGGGCAGGTTGACCCCTGCCCCCGACCTGCTATACTGAACACGTTCACACCTGAACCCGATGACCACCACCACCATCGACGGCATTCAATTCAAGGTCACCCGCCTGCCCGTTGCCCATGGCGCTAGCGCCAACCGTTGGGCATCCCGAATCAAAGGCGGTTCCTCCCGTGTTCGCACTGGTGCTGGTTCCCGATCGGTTCACCAGAGCACCAAGGCAACCGCTCTGCAGGACGTTCGCTGACCTGCTATACTGATCTCAGTTCACAACCCGAACCGACCATGACCGATCCCACCCCCCTGCAGACGATCCTTTCCCCCATCCGCTACCCGTTCGCGGTGGCGTTCGTGAAGGGCGATAAGATCGCCCGCACCCTTGCCTACGCCAGCACCCTGGAGGACTGCTACTTCCAGGTCCAGGGATGGCGCAGCGCCTATGGCAGCGCCGACTACATCATGGCAGAGCAGCAGGAGCGCAGCGGCAAGTCTTACTGGGTTGCCGTTTGACCCTACGGGGCAGGTTGACCCCTGCCCCCGACCTGCTATACTGATCTCAGTTCACAAGCAACCGACCGATGCCTGAGACCTTCTCCGATCAACTGTTGACCATTGCCGATGACAACGGATGCGTCACCTATGACGACGCCCTGTATGCTGCCGACCTTCACGGCAGCATGAATGAGTTCCTGCAGGAGTACGGCACCGCTGACCACTGGGGAATCTATGGGATCGACGCGGGCGAACTGTTGACCTGGTTGGGATACTGACCCCTATGGGGCAGGTTGACCCCTGCCCCCGACCTGCTATACTGATTCCAGTTCACAAGCAACCGACCGATGACCTGCTCCACCTTCCCCGCTCAGATCGCTGAAATCACCAACCCTGAGAACGGGACCATCTTCTGGATCGAAGCGGCATACGCTGCCAAACAGCACGGTCTGTGGGATGACTTCCGCACCGACTACGGCACGACCTCTGACTTTGGTGGGGTCGACGCTGGCGAATTTCTGGTGTGGTTGGGGTACTGATTCCCTATGGGGCAGGTTGACCCCTGCCCCCGACCTGCTATACTGATCTCAGTTCACACCCGAACCGACCATGACCCGCTTCCCTCTCTCTCAGGCAACCCGCATCGCTGACCGCCAGACCGTGTGGATCTCTGCTGCTGATAATGCTAAGAATGCTGACGGTCGCCCCTCTCAGTACGTTCACTGGGGTGTGCCTACTGCCATCATTGCTGGACAGTATTCTGAGTCTTGTGCTCACACCGTCAAAGCACCGTGCTTTGACTGATCTGTTCGTGGGGGTGGGGTGCCACCCTGCCCCCGACCTGCTATACTGATTCCAGTTCACAAGCAACCGACCATGACCATGACCCTCGAAACCGCCAACCGTATTTGGGAAGACTGCTATCAGAGCACCGACCTCACCCTTTGGGGTAAGTACACTCTGACTCAGCGGATGCAGGCAATCGAAACCCGCGATGCCCACGCTAACGGCGGATGGGGTCGGTGGAACATCAGCGACCGCGACTGACCCCTGCGGGGCGCCGCGCCCTTATGGGTGCGTTCGTGCAGACGCAGGTCCCCCGCCGGGTGCGGGGGGTCGGGCGCGGCGCGTGATGGGGTATAAGGGGGGGTTGTTATAAAACCCATAACTACCCTAACCTACAAAGTGTTACGGAAGCGCGATAAATCATAAAGGCATTTCAAATACTCTCAGAATCAAAAAATTCCGGAGATATAAACTACAATTATAAGGTTTGCTATATAATTCAAAAATAATAACTATCAGAATGAGAAAAAAATCCGGAGAGGAAAAACGCCCCATAGAGGTTGATACAATCACAGGTGAGTATTCTATTAAACTACCAGAATGGATGATCAATGAACTTGGTTGGTATGAAGATACTGAGATTCTTTTTAATCTTGATGGAAAGGACATTATTCTTTCAGAGGTAGATGAATGAAAAAATATGACATCTACGCTAAGGATCGATGTTTATTTCAGAATGTTGATGAAAAAGAATTCGAAATAACTTGGAGTACTTTAAAGAATATGGTTGGTTTAATGAAGACAGATTACTCAGTAGAAGATCTATATTACCAGGAAGTCACCAATTGACAACCGCTACATAATACTGTATGATATGATTGAAAATTAATCAAGTTATGACAAAAGGATTTACTGTAAAGGCAAAAAGTCCAGTAGTCGCCAAAGAACCTGAATGGGACTACGATAAGGCAAGAGAAATGGTACGGGGAAAGACAATTGTATTCTGTCTTCCTGGTCGTGGTGTTTCTTATACATATCTGAAAAACTTTGTTCAACTTTGTTTTGATCTAGTACAAGCAGGTGCAAGTATTCAGATCTCACAAGATTATAGTTCGATGGTGAACTTTGCACGTTGTAAGTGTCTAGGTGCAAATGTTCTTCGTGGTCCTGATCAGAAACCTTGGGACGGTAAACTGAAATACGACTGGCAACTGTGGATTGATAGTGATATCGTCTTTAACAGTGAAAAGTTCTGGCAACTGGTTCTGATGGATCAGGACATTGCTGCTGGTTGGTATTGTACAGAAGATGGTATGACAACCTCTGTTGCACATTGGTTGGATGAAGATGATTTCAGAGGCAATGGTGGTGTAATGAACCATGAAACTCTGGAAAGTATTCAGAAGCGACGGAAGCCATTTACTGTTGATTACACTGGATTTGGTTGGGTACTCATCAAGAACGGTGTCTTTGAACATGATGAGATGAAGTATCCTTGGTTTGCTCCGAAGATGCAAGTCTTTGAATCTGGTGAAGTACAAGACATGTGTGGAGAAGACGTATCCTTCTGTTTGGATGCAAAAGAAGCAGGATTTGAAATCTGGTGTGATCCTCGCATTCGCGTTGGTCACGAAAAGTCACGAATCATCTAAGATGGCACAAGAGCGGTATAATATTCTCTGTAAGGGGAGGAAGATATACCAAAACCTTACAGAGGAAGAATACTTCGATACTATGGAGGATCTGTCTCAACAGTTCTATCAGACAGGTTCTCCAAATCCAAGCGAACTTGAAACTGAAATTTATTTGGAGAATTAATCAAAATGGCAAAAGCAAGCGGTGGTCTCAACAAGCGCACTTCTTATATTCCAGGGCCTCCTAAGAAGTCTCGCCAAGGCGATGGGGGAGGAACTAAGTACGCAGCGTCTTCTCGCAATGGGGCTCGTAAAAAGTATAGAGGACAAGGTAAAGGATAATCATGGCATATTTAAACCATAGTCTTCCGGATTGGTCTTGTTATATTCGTAACGAATTTCTTTTTAACCATAAAATGGGACATGGTGAAGTGACCAAATGTGATGTTCATTGTGTTGCAAGCATTGAGAAAAGAGTTCCTTTGTTTGAAGCATTTTTAGAAAATGGCGTGAATTGGACTCGTCGTCCTCTTCACGCTTTTTGCTGGAAACCAGATGCACCGATTGAACCTCTTGAAGATATTATGTATTGGGACTGCTTTTCTCCCTATATTGATGTTCAAAAACGTGCGCGACTTGCTGGATTACAGGCAGAATTAATTCGTCCTGATGGAAAAAAAGTCGTTGGAACTTATATGTTCACTCTTGATTGGTCTTGGGAAAACAAAGGTGTTACAGATCTTAATTTTTCAGAGACACCTGAACATAAATGTGCCCATTTATTCAAAGTAGAAACTGGAAATTACTACGCATATCCAAATAATCGCATTATTTGGTATGATAATGCTTGGACATTTAACAGAATTAATAAAAATCCTGGTTATGAAATCGATTTAACGGTTTATTCTGTTGAAAATAAAAGAAAAATTGAAACGTCCGATCACTATATGTACGAAATCACTGATTTGGAACAAAAATAAATAAATTTTTACAAAATCCTGAGTTGAAACAGCATTCAATGGGTAAACACCTGCTCCTCGAGGTGTATGATGTTAATTTTGACCTAATCAATGACGTAGAATCTCTACAAAACGTCATGATTAGAGGCATTGAACGTGCTAAAATGACCGTTTTGAACGTCTTTTCGCACTGTTTTATACCACAAGGTTGTACAGTCGTGATTGCACTTGCCGAAAGTCATGTTTCTTGCCATACTTGGCCTGAAAATGGGTGTCTGGCAGTGGATGTATACACTTGTGGTGAAGGAAATCCTAAATTAATCGCCCTAGAAATACTCAAATACCTCAATTCGGACTCTTATTCGTTACGTGAAGTCGATCGTTAAATAGACATAAGGAGATAGCAACCTCCTTTATAAAAGTTCTGTTTTATTCGTTTAAAACAGGAGCTAAAATGTCTAATTTACCAGTCGATAGGGATTCAAATTACATGTATGATATGTGGGGAACCACAAAATTAATCACTGATTATAGTTCAGAGCAACCAAAAAGAGTGATTCAAGAGGTTATGCACGACTCTGCACCACGTCATGACCTTAAAAAACAAACTGAGTTGCATGAAAAAATTCGTAACGATGAAGACTATGATGATTGGGAATATGGAACAGAACCAAACTATGGATCTTCCTGGCACTAGGTATAAATAGTGCAAGAAAATCTACTTATCAATGGCAGTCACACGAATATCCAGGGGATTTAAGGATATTAGTTTTTCTTTTGAGCCACATCCTGTGACAAAAGATCTACCTGTCTTGATTAATGAGAGAGCGATTACTAGATCTGTTCGCAATTTAGTAGAAACAATCCCAACAGAAAGATTTTTTAATCCATTGTTGGGATCTGATATTCGCAGAAGTTTGTTTGAATTTGTTGATTATGGATCTGCTTCTGTAATTGAAGATCAGATTAAAACAACAATTAATAATTTTGAGGATAGAGTTAATAATGTTCAAGTTGAAGTTGAACCAAGACCAGATAATAATGAATTTGAAGTCACTATTATATTTGATATTATTGGGCAAGATTTCCCAACACAACAATTTTCATTCTTACTAGAGGCAACAAGATAAAATGCCTTTTACACAATTTACGAATCTAGATTTCGATCAGATTAAAACACAGATTAAAGATTACCTTCGTGCAAATTCAAATTTCACTGATTTTGATTTTGAAGGATCTAATTTTTCTGTTTTAATTGATACTCTCGCATATAATACTTATATTACAGCATTTAACTCTAATATGGTTGTTAATGAATCCTTCTTGGATTCTGCAACTGTAAGAGAAAATGTTGTTTCTTTGGCAAGGAACATTGGTTACGTACCACGCTCCAAAACCGCCTCTAAGGCGGCGATTACATTTGAGGTTCCTACCACTACCGCAAGTCCTTTTCTCACTCTTCAAGCGGGTCTGGTATGCGTAGGATCGTATGATAACACATCATATAGATTTTCAATTTCAGAAGATATTACAACGACTGTTAATAATGGAATTGCTAGATTTGGGTCATCTTCGTCACCGGTTTATATCTATCAAGGAAATTTACTAACAAAACAATGGACAGTTGATAAATCACAAGATCAAAGATTTATTTTAGATAACCCAAATATTGATATTTCAAGGCTTGTGGTGTATGTAAAAGGAATTAATGACAGTGGGATTGGAAGAGAATATTATAAGGTAGATAATATTCTAAGGTTGAATAAAAATTCAGAAATATATCTAACTCAAGAAGTTCAAGATGAAAAGTATGAACTTCTTTTTGGTGATGGATATTTTGGTAAGCAGTTGGAAAATAATGCGGTAATTACAGCAAAGTATGTGGTAACTGATGGTGAAAGAG